CCAGTTGCATAAAATCCTGTCCATAATATTTGTATCCATGCAAAATGACTATTCAGCTCACAAAATAAACAGACCCCAAAAAACCACATAAACGAATTAAGCCCTAATATAATACTAGTAGTAACCATAGAAGATAATAACATAACCATTGCAAATGCAATATTTGATGGGTGAGACTTAAAAACTGACCAATATCCACGCACCAATGTCATGCCAACCCACACAACAAATGCATGCATTACTATACTAAAAATCTGTGCAGATAAAGATCCAGCAAAATCGTGAATTATTACATTTCCCATTTTAAATCACTTGGGCAGATCATTAAGTTTGTCCTCCAACCTACTGTGGGCTACTTTCATATCAGAATCTATTCTCTTTAACTCATCAACTATGTCTCTATGATCAGAGTATTTTTCTAGTTTTTCAACAATAAACCTATGATCAGATAAATTGGTACTACTTAATTCTTTTAGTCTATCTGTTACCTCGCGGAAAACTTCTGTGTTTGATGTAACTACTTTACTAACCTCTGATGTAATATCAATTACCTTGTCCGTCATCTGGTTTAATCGTTCTTCCCTAGCTGAATCCTTATCTGCCTGCTTGTTCTTATCGATATATAATATGTAAATAAAGAAACCAATACAAGCTGCCATTGCCCCGGCCAAGCCCCATTGGGTTATAACTAGCCTTACAGTTTCCCACATATCACACCTTACAACCTACTTAAACAATACGTAGGATAATTTGAGCGCTACTCCACCACCAGCTACTGCATATATTTGACTAATATCCCCTTCCGCACGCCACTCAACCATTTCATTTTTCTCTAACCCAAATCCATTGGTGCCACCGCTAAGGACTCCAACCTTACCAATATATATTGTATTAGTAGTATCAAGATTATGAAATATTGCACTAAGAAAACATTCTGATGTGCCACTAATAGGGTTTCCACCAGAAACAAATATATTTGATGTAGTACCTGTTCTAAAATCATAACTATTGTCCATCATGCCCTCCAGAGATAATACAATTTATTCCATTTAGTGCTCACTATACAAGTAGTATTCATTTGAGTACGATACTATTGAGGGGCGGGCAGTTTCATCTCCGCCCGCCCCTCAGGTTGCTACACTATGGATTGCTACCTAATTAGGGAGCCATCCCGCAGTACCAGGTGCGATAGTCCATGATGCCCTTGCCCCATACGATGCGGACCTTGTACCGGATCTGATCACGCTCAAATGCCGTACCAAGATTTCCGTCCTGTACGAAGAGGTCTGGATCTTTCTTGCCATTGAGGAACCCAACTTCGATTGTATCATACTGGCCAGGATCGGCAACTAGATACCATTCGTCAGCGTCAAGCCAAGGAACGAAGATTGGGGTTAACTTCCCCTGGAAGAAGTTCTTCGCAGTGGGCTGAGTAGCAATCTGAGCACCAGACAATAGATCAGTAGTGACACCTGAGGTTGGGATTGCCTGGTTAACCGTGTTCATCATCTTCCACACCTTGATCTCTTGCTGTGGGGAAACTACAAGATACTTGGGTACGATGCGGATTGGATATCCCTTAAGATCGGTCTGCCCAATCATTGCGTTGAATGCGTTAGCTAGGGTGGTTTCTGAAAGAACCGCATTCATAGAGCCTGAAGCAGAGGCATTACCATGACCAGCGGTGAAAAGTGCAGTACCATCATAGATGGTTGGGTTGCTGCGGATATGTGTCCAGATATCGTAGTCGATAGTCCGTGCAGCTGCACGCCCGAAACGCTGTGGCTGCTTCTTTATTTCAGCCATGTCGTCGTTGATCAGTGCTTCCCAAGAAACTCCGAAAATACGACCGAATTTCTTAGGTGAATACCGAACTTTCTCGTCCTGCAGCGAGGAATCCTTATATTCCCCGTGCTCCCCAACCTCTAACAGGTTGTCAGATTCGGAAAAGCGAGTCCGTGTCTGCTCTTTGAAGTCCTTCAGATTGCTGGTTTCACTAACAACCTGAGTCCATGTTGAAGGATACTCCGTGTAGCTCTTTAGCATTACCTTGTAAAGGGTATTTGCCATGATCGCTGGGAAATCTGCAGTGGATGCAGCTTCCTGGAGTAGCCGGGAATACAGGCCGCTATCAAGTTCTGCCTGAGCAGCCTCTTGTAAACTCTTGATCACGTGTACTGACATCTATTAGTCCTCCTTGTCTATTCTTGCTTACGCTACAGCAAGATTACTATTAGAAAGCGTTGCAATCTTAACTTGGACGTAATTAGCACCATTAGTATTCCCAAGGGCTCTGAGTGATCCAAGACCAACAACAGTACCAATCGCCTTACCACCAGTGACACCAACATCGGCAATAGAAACGATAGTACGTGAACCTTCTTGCTCACCAACAACTGCGGCAGTTGCATTATCAACAGAAACAACAAATACACGATCACCAAGAACAAACTGCCCACCATCAGACTTAAAACTAAATACACCCTCAGTCTGATAGATACAAGTCGTGGTGATGTAGTTGTTTGCATCTTCTGTATTAGAGCAAGTATTCATGGCAATACCATCAATACCACTGGAGGTTGTGGCTGGGTTTGCACCACTAGTGGTAATATATACTGGTGTGCCACTAAAGATCTTGCTTACAGCTGCAGCTCGTAGTGTGACACCATCCTGTACGAAATTCTGAGCCATCTATTCTCCTCCTTCCTACTCTTGCTTACTTATCAGCAATATTGCTTTCAGCTAAAGTTACCAGTTTGCACTGGATATAATTTCCAGCTGTACCCAATGAATTACCAAATCCCTTTGTGGACCCAAGAGCAACACACTTGCCAATTGCAATATTACCACCGGTAGCAGTAGCACGATTTTGTACTGTGGTCCGTGCACCTTCCTGCTCTCCAACAACTGCTGCAGTTGAATTGTCAACCGCATCAATAAATACGTGGTCACCAAGAATAAAGGTAGTACCAGCTGCTACCTTAAATTCAAATACTCCCTTGGTCTGGTAAATGCAGGTTGTGGTGATATAATTATTAGCATCAGCAACATTGGAACAAGTATTCATGGCAATACCATGGATACCAGTCGATTCACTAGCAGGCACTGCGCCACTAGAACCAATATATATTGGCGTACCACTAAAGATCTTCGCAGTAGCCGCAGCTCGTAACGTTACACCATCTTGAACGAAGTTCTGAGCCATCTATTGTCCCTCCTATCGTACTCTCATCTATTACGAATGTGCCGCTAAATTACTATTTGCACGGGTTACGATCTTAACTTGAACGTAATCAGTGCCAACTGTAGTACTAAACCCTTTTATAGACCCAAGGGCAACAACCGTACCAATCGCTGGCTCCGTAGCAGAACAACCAGCAAGGTTTGTAACTGTAGTTCTAGCGCCTATCTGCTCATCAACCACTGTCGCTGTTGAATTATCAACTAAATCAAGATACGCTGTAGCACCAAGAACAAACGTAGTCGCATTTTTTACCTTAAAGGTAAAAACTCCTTCAGTTCGATATACGCAAGTGCTTGTTAGATAAACATTGGCATCAGGAACATATGCGCAGTTATTCATTGCAATACCATCAATACCAGTCGCTGCTGTAGCAGGCGCGGCCCCTGGGGCTATCCCACCAGCCGATAGTACAATTGGAGTACCAGTGTAAATCTTGGTAACCCCACTTGCACCATAGGCCACTGGAGCCTGCAGTGTAATGCCGTCTTGGACAAAGTTCTGAGCCATCTATTTTCCTCCTATCTACTATCTATAATTACTTATCAAGAATACCAAAAAGATTATCAAGCTTTGTCTGACGGCTTACTGTCTTGTCATCGCCAGTCCCAAGTCCACGAACCGTACCTTTAGGAGTGTTTTCCTCGGTGATCTCGGCAAACATGGTCTTGGATTCCTGGATAATAGCATCCATCTCATCGGGATCAGCGCCAATAAGGGACTGCATGAGCCGCTTCTTCATGCTAACGGGAAGTCCTGACTCCTGAAGCTTCTTCTCAGCAACTGCCTTAGAAGTAACTGCGATAAGCTTCTCTTCAAGCTCCTCAACCCTCTTACCCATCTCTACATTAGCTTCCTGTGCCTGACCAGCTGCTTCCGAAAGAAGCTGAATCTGCTCGTCCCGCTCAGCAAGTGCCTGTGCAAAATCATTCATATCAGCCTCCTCAAGCTTCTCAGTTCCTTCTGGAATCTCTTCCTTTGCTACACTTTCAGTAACGTTTGCATAAACTTCGGCAGTCTCACTCTCTACGAGATCGACAAACTCATCGATGAGCGCCTTGGTATGTTCAGCCATTGCATCAATAGCCGCAGCTGCTTCCTCAAGAGCCTTCTCACGTACACCCTTTTCAATCTGAGCTACGATCTCTGGATTAGACTCAACAAGACTTTCAAACGTAATCGCTGTAGTCATTCCCTTCTCCTCCGTGACCTCTGAGATTTCAACATCTGATTCATGAACTACCTGAATATGCCCACCAGCTGACGCATCTGGAACAAAATCAACGGAATGAGGCTTAACAATGGCTTCTACTACAGTAACCTGCTCATTGCCAATCTTACCAATACGGGTTTTACCCATAGCATTGATGGATAGACCAATCTCATTCAACCATCCATTTGCATGGGCATCAGCTACTTTCTCCCATAGGCCATTATCCCTAATCCCTATTTTCGCGCCGATCCCCTTCTCTTCGGGAACATAGTAGGACTCAAGAATCGTGCCTACCCAATCCCTAAAGGAGCGGGCTGCTTTTCCTGTGGCTTCTGGGGAACCTGGAACTGGATGATCTACATACATTTTCTTTCCAATAAAAAGCGGTGCGGCTGACTCTAGACACTCTGGGGTATAATAATTCTTCCGCTTGCTTACCCCAGACTTAATCAATATTGCTGTGATGGTTTTCTTGTCAGCATCTATAGTTGGAGTACCCTCAAATAAAAGGATATCACCACCTAGGTCTTCTGTCTTCTGATCAACCTTTTTTGCCAATGCGGACACCTCCCCACATAAATAAATCTACGGTATGTGAATACATAAATAAATACTCATTTACCAATAATATTACACATTATACACCTTATTGACCGCAATTCGGATCCTATTTAAGAACGCTTCACTATTTTCAACGTCACCAACAAATTGCTTAATGCCAGTATGAACATCTTTAAATTCACCCTTTGGATTTAATATATCACCAATATTACTACGAACCAATGTGGCAATTTCTTGGATTTTCTCATCACCAATCCTAACCATAGTATTACGTTTATCCAACTTCAACTCATCCTTCTTACGTACAGTTTTATCAATTATAGACTCAATCTTAATAATGGCTTCTGAATATTTCTTCTTATAGGCATATGAACTTGAATCACCTTCTCCTACCTTCAGTACTCCCTTTTCTAGTAATACACTAACCTTAGATGATGCTGAGAATGTATGGACTCCATCAATATTCATAATCGCAGTTTGAACATTACTACGATTATTGACTGCATCATCCTTATTTTCTAATACAATTTCGTACTCATATTCGCCAAACGTTTTCCTTGTTGGCATTGATTCAATAGCCTTCTTCCTAGTCTTTACACCTTGTATGTCTGTGTATGGCTTCCTCTCCAAATTAGCCCCAACTGTCTTCTGCCAGTCCAAATAGGCTGGATTCTCAGTAACATTGCCACCAATATTGATGTCCATAGAAACAAATTTAGATGTGTCAGTTTTTGGATCGATTTTCCTCCACAAATACTCAAGATCCTGCTTGGAAGCATTATACATTTTCCCATCTGGCCCGATAGTAACCCTCACCGTTCCACTGGTGATATTTTTTGTGGCCAATACCACCCCATTAGAGCCAACTGATCTAATTCTGATGGCCTCCAATAAGGCAGTATTATTAACTGTGGTATCAATAAAGAATCGCTGGACCTTTGCTTTCATGGTCGGGTCTGTTAAATATGTATCAACCAATAAAGTCCTCTGCTTTGATGGCAAACGTACCAACCTTTCCTTTAATACCTCATCTTCTAATAAACCCTTAGCACTTGACCTTTGTGTACGCATTAGTTGCCCATAGATATCAAGTACTTCCTTGGTCGGAATGGCATCAGATTCTGCCGTAATCGATACGTTACTAAGTGAATCTTGCATTCTATATATTGCGTCATCACTCATTTTTAAGGTAGTAAACATATTATTACTTACATGCTCCTTATTACGCAAAATGCCACGTAATCTAGCATTTACAGCCTCTATTTCTGGTAATGCTGCTATGTCCTTTGCCAAATCTTCAAAAATTTTAGTTCTGCTAGCAATCGACATATCTGCCATGGGAGCTAATCCCTCACCTATCACATTAAACCAAGCATCAAACGCCTGCATCGTACCATGCATAGCGCCCTTAGTCTTGTCTTCATTACCATGCTTATTACCAGTAGCCCTTGCGTAAGCATCCTCTAGAGTCTTAGGGCTAACATCACCACCCAACACTGGCCCCCATGTGGCCCATTCCTCAGGTGTCATATGGGCCAATTTAGCCATCACTGTTGTACCCCAAGGCTTCATAAATTTGGCAATTTTGCCAACAGTCTTATCTCCAGTAATACGACTGATCAGCATCTGTAAAGGACCTATTTCATTTGGGTCTATGGGCATAAGCCCACCAACAGATCTATTAAATGCTTCAGCAGAAGAAGTTTGTAATACGCCACCTTTCTTAAACATTAACCTTCTAAATGGCACCTTTGCTAATATTGACGCGGCATTTTTTGGATCACTAGCTATATCAGCTATAGCCTGCAAAACCGATCCATCAGTTAACGTATTATATACTGTTTGCCTAATGGTATTTTTCGTCATATCCTTAGCAAACGTCTTTGCAATATTTTTACTTGCATTTACTATGAAAGCTTTTTTATCAACAGGCGAGTCCACACCAAATACACCAAGCGCATTCGCCATATTGTGTACATCTCCGACCATCATCTGCCTAATATCAAATGGCTGTTTATTAAACCACATAATCCAATCTTCATCACTAATAGTACCATCAGCATTAACTGGTCTAACTAATTTGCTCAGGCCATCACCAAATCCTGCGAAATCATCTGGGCCGATATTAAATGTCTGCCCGATAGCTACTCTTGGTTTACGTATCTCTGCCTCCATCTCTTCTGCTGCATTTGATACAGATTTAAACCATGGACGATATACACATCTACAATTTGGATGCCGTGGTAACTCAGGCCTTGGCTCGTTAGGCCGATATAGTACCCCATGAGTAGACCTGCAGTATTTACATGTTCTTGAATCATTTATTGCAGTATATTCAAACCACCTTATTTGGTCAGCATTATCAACAAAATTAGACATTGCAACCTGATTCAATGCAGTATACCCTGAATCGCTGATTAATCCTTCTAAATCCTGCCCAGCCCTAGTATATGCCGCCTGTACTTCTTTAGTAGCACCACCAACTGCTAATGCTGGCATAACACCTTGCGACATCTTTCTATTCATATCATTACCAGCCTTATTTACCCTACCAAGCAACCTATTAATAATAGTATCAGCACGCTTATCAAACATTGTTTCTTGCCAATTTTCTACCTTATTATCAACCTCACTCCACATAGCCTTTAGTGCCTCGCCATCTAGTTTCCATGGAATAGGCTGTGCAACTGTAGCAATCTCCTCTAATGAATTCGATGTAGCCCTAGCACCAAGGAAGTAAGCACTTGATGCTGCTGTATTTACAATATTCTTAAGTCCTACCATAGTTCTTCTTGTCTCTTCAGCGAATAATTCATTGGCAATATTAAACAATGATGTACCATGCTTAATACCAGCATTAGTAGCCATCTTTTTTAATAATGACCCAATATCTCCATGCCCACCGAACCATTTTACATATTTAGCCCCTTTTTGATACTGCGAACGTGCTTTTGCAGCATGTTCATACAACATGGCAACCGAATCCTTAGATACACCATCCAATAAGCTATTAACAAATCCATTAACTGCCTGCAATGATAAGTCTACTCTTCTAACAAGATCTCTCGAGACCTTGGCCACCATAACCCCACCAAGCAACGACGCTCCTACAGCCTTATTTAGTGTATTTAATATTGTGCTCTCATATGGCGCACCTTCGCGCATAACTTTTGCTATACGCCCTACCTTGTCAACCATCGTCAAATTAACCACAGTTTTAAACGTATCTTGAATTGTCATATTATCAGAATATTGTAATGATGATTTTAAATACTCAGACAATAACTGCGACTCTACTGTACCAGTACTAGGTTTCATGGCAAATGGGTCACGCCATGATGTGTCAATAATCATCCCTAAAGGTTTTTGTTCTGGGAGAATAACACTTCCATTAATAACCGGTACGAATTGATTGGTACCATCCTTACTAATATCTGCAATGCCGAAGTAATTATGGACCGGGACCACGCCCTCACTACCTAATAATGCATACGCATTACGTATATTCTCATCAGTAAATTCTAGCACATCCCCAGTCGCCTTAACTACCTTATTGGATATATCATTAGTAATATTTCTTAATATGCGCATCCGTTCATCGGTTAATTTTGCCATCACAGCATCTTTATTTATTGATTCTACTAATTCACGGACTGGCACTCCATTGCTAATCTTGGTTATGTAGATATTACGTTCAAATGTATTAGCTAATTTCTTGACCAATTCTGTATTTACATTAATAACCTGCGCTTTTCCTGGGATTTTGATCTCGTGACCATCAAATCGTTCAACACTATCAATAACATCCTTATACACAGATAATAAGTCCCGCGCATTAATTAGGCTCTTAGATTCCCTAGTTAATACTTCGACGTCATTATAAACTGACATATTCTGCAACAACATAACTTCAGCACGATATTTTGCTATTCTTGCCCGAGCATGACCAATATCTGATTGAACTTTTATGTCTGCCAGTAACTTAGTGGCATCCATATTTTTATCAATATACTCAGCACCTTCCATCTTTTTAATTCTATTCTCTGCATTTATAAATGCCTTGGCCATATCTGGGTCCATTTGCTTTATCAGCTTGGCCCTAGCTGCCTGACCAGCCTCTAAAGATGGATGCTTAGTCCAATCGAATCCACGCCCAGATAAGAATTCCATACCAAGATTAAACGCTTTCCTATCTGCTTTAGTCGCCTCAGTAGTAAACAATCTATCAAAATAATCATTCATAGCCTGAATTTGAATATCTGTCATTTCAACACCAGGCTTTAATTTGGCCAATAATCTTTCGTACTCTTTTCTGGCTTCTGTTAATCTCGCCACTGACGAATCATAGTCAGTTAACATTGTAGTGGGCCATTTAACTGGTCCACTATCCCAAAATTCTACTGCAACTTTATATCTGGCAACAGTGTCAGTTAATTCCTCACCATTTGGTATTGAATATGCTCCCAAATAAGTCATTTCATCAACTACAGCCTGGATTGCGTCGATAGCTGGCACATCACTTAAGCTAACATACGTACGTAAATGTTCAATCTGGGTAATAATTCTAGGATCAACTTCTTGCTTTACAACACTAGCTGCTTTTCGTACTCTATTCTCCATTCCATCTAAAAATTTATTAATTGACTCCGAAAATTCATTGCCCATATTTTTAATGTAGTCTGCTTCAAAATCATCTAAATCCATTGCTAGGGCCACATTTTTAAATTGCTGCACATTGCCCTGATAAAACACCGTGCCCTTATTAAGTGTTAATTTTAATGTAGCCTCAATCTTATCAATTTGTTTTTGTGCCTTGGCTTGTCTTACTTGTAATGCTAATTGCTCTTCCTTTGCAGCCTTTAATCCAGCATCATCCATAATCAAACGTTCAACTTTTTCTAGCCTACTGTCTAGCTCATCAAATAACTGTTGTCGCAGTGGACTATTTAAATCAGGGATTTCCTTATTAACTCGTATCATTTCCTTATTAATAGTGTACTTTTGTGCTATAAGCCCATTTTGTTCACTAATTCTAGTATTTAAAGCATTTAATTGCTCTATAATGGCTTCACGCTCAGGCACTAATCCCTTAAATCTTTGCCCCTCCTCATTAACACCACCTCTAAGCGCATTCTCTAATATTTGAAATACTTCATTATATTTTCTAAACCCACGCTGTGTTTCACCATTTAACCGTGTCTCTAAAGATTCTACCTTATTAGTGTATAACCCTAATAACATATTATATGACTTATCATCTGTAACAGGCTTATTTTCTAATTCGTTTAGTAGTCCCCTCCATACTGCCAATTCCTTAGCAACTACTTTCTTCCCATTAGCGTCAAGTGGTTTAACTACTAATTCTATTGCCCTCTGTGTCTTGGGATCTAATACACTTTTGGCATCTTCACTCCATTTTAATAATATCTGATCAATACTCATGTCCCGTTGCATCATTAACCCAAGATTATGATAGGTAGAATTAATATACCTGGCACCCATAAATGTATCACTAACTTCATCAAGTTTAGTTATTAACTCAGTCCATTCTTTTTTATATAATTCCATCCATCCTACTGTGCCCATTATCTTGCTTTGGAGAAATAAGGCTTCCATCCTATCAAATATTCTAATCTGTTCAGCGTTCATCTCTATATGTAATCCAGCGTTAGTAATACGGTTCAGCCTACCAACTAATTCTTGGTACTCAGCCCAATCCGCTGGCTCCATCGTAGTCTTTTTACCAAAAGCAGCTATCTTATTTAGAGCTGCTGGCAGGTCTATTTGCTCGATAGTGGCATGCACTGGACGCATTTTTTGCAGCCTTAATACCTCATCCGCAAATTTCGTTGCCATAGTAGAATCGCCACGCTTTAATGCTGCTTCTCTACCCCTAGATGCAAGGACTATATCCCGATCAATAGTCGATGTTGTCAATAACTCATCACTATCAATAAACATCTTTCCCTTGCCTGTAGTAATAATATTTAAACGCTCAACTAAGTTATTAAGCTCAACTAATAACCTATTAGCTTCTATCTGTCCCTCTTTACCCTTGGTCTTTGCAATCTCTATTCCCTGTCTAAGAGCCTTAATCTTAGCCTCAAACTTCTCTGTGCTAGCAATAATCATATTAGTGATATATTTTTGCCGATTTGGCATTGATCCATGTATAACATTATTCTTCACTGCAATAGTATTATTCAGTTCTCCAATAATTGTTTCAATATTCTTTATCATTTCTGGCCCAGTTGCATTATCCATATATTGCACTGGACGTACAAGTTTCTGGAATATACGTAATTGTTCAAGTTTTGGAATTGAACTAGTTAAATCTTCTACAGATGAATGTAATAATTTTAATTCATCACGTAATTCATCAACTGTATGTCGTACTAACCCACCATATGCAGATTGCTCAATAACTTCCGTAACAGCAGGCGTAGGGGTAGCCAACCCAACAATCTCTACGCCAGTTTTTGGGTCAATCCCACCATTCAATTCTGTCAATAACTTTTTCTGCAACTTTTTTGCAGCCTTTTGCTCGCTAGTTAATTGTCCCGCTAAAGCATCAACATCACCAAACTCTTTACGTAGATCTTCTAATTGCTGATTGATAACTTTAATCCTATCTAATCTACGAGCCCCAACCATTACTTGTGTTTCTTGGTCTACCTTTATAGATTCAAGTGCCTTATAGAGATCAACATGTTTTAATATCCCACCAGACTCTTGAACCACTTGGTCTAATATATCCTTTTGGGCATATAATTTATATATATCATCTAATATGTCAGACAACATCTGTACCCTATCAATATCCGCTTGAATCATCCTCTTTTCAGCAATATCAACTACTTCTTCATGTACCTTCCTTAATTTTACTAATTCTTCCTTGATATTCTGACTATTTACTGTTGTGCCATTTGACAATTTGCTTTCTACGATCCAGTTGATTATCTTTTTATCACCTTGTAATTTAAACTCCACCTTGGTAAATGGAATGCTATTCAATTTGCGCTCATTGATGGCTATCTTCTCTAGAACATCGTCCATAATTGATGTGTTATATTTATATGATACACTTAGTGTATTATTTACGCTGTTCAATGCGGCCCTATCTAATAATTTTTTAGCACCATCTATATGTTTGGGGTCTTTGAGTGGTGCTAAACTTGGATCAACAATCCCAACATCATATAGATCATCTATGATTTTATTTGTCTTACTACTTACTGCCTTGAAAACTCTATCCATACTATCTATTGTATAAGTCCCTCCATCTATAGATATTGATCCCGGAGCGGTTTCTGCATGTTTTAATAAAGCTTCAATCTCTACCTTTCTATCATTATTTCTCTTTATTAATTCCATAACACCTGGTAATTGTTTGTATCTATTTAGGGAATCCGCAACATCTTCTCCAATGGTGCCCTTCAATAAAAACTCTACAAATGACTTTGGATTAAGTCCAATCTGAACACCCTGTGGGGCCCTACCATTAACTCTAACATACATATCAGCTTCATATTGAGCAACCCTGGCACCTATCCTTCTTCTTTCAGTATGTATAGTACCATATGCAGAGATTTTAGGCTGGTACACCCTGTACCACTCATCACTTTTTCTAAGTGTGCCTTCATTAACACCTGAAGCACGCACCATATTTAAAAATACTTCTTGTACACTACCTCCAGTATCATTAAACGCATCAACCCATCTAGCAGGATTAATTTTTAATTCGCTCTTAACAATATCCTCTGGGTCTGCAGTATGAGCTATCATCTTTGATAGGCTAATACTTGATAACTTCTCCCTATATTGATCAAAAATTACATCAGGATTATCTAGAATTTTGGGGTCAACAGTTATATTAAATTTCTCTTTTAATATAACACGAAACACCGATGCTACTAGGCCACGGCTATCATATTTGGGATCAATTAATAACTGGGCAAATTTCTGCCTGTCAGCACTATAATTCTCAAATAAATATTTCTCTACTCTCGAGTATGGCTTCTCATGAAAAACCTTTAATATTCTAAATCTTGGTTCAAGTATGGCATAATTAACATCATGTACAACCTCATTACTCGCTATGACTATTGTACCATCATCCAAGCCATAGGCTCGTACATAAGCCTTTGCCATCTCGTCGCCTGCATCATATTTAGGCGCTACACGTAATTTCCCAGCTATTCTTTTAAGCTCTTGATACCTAGTAAGTTCCGTTCCTATGAGTGTCTCTTCACGAGCGAATAAATTACGAAATTCTTCTGCTTCCTTAGTGCTTAGCCCACGGTATAAATCAAAGAATGGCACTTCGACAGAACCATTCATGAAGGCAGAAACAAACTCATATGTACGTGCGCCCATATAATTACGTAATGCCCCAACTATTACACGACCATAGTGGTCCTTAGAAACACCCGACATCCCAAATAATGAATTGGTAATACCATGCGCAAATTCATCTAATACTATCCCATTCTTCTTGGCAACTTGCCGTAATGCCGCAGTAAATACCGGCGAGTCAGCTTCAACTATTAACATCTTACTAAACGCTTTACGTAACTTTGGTATGTTCCATCCTTTAACTTTAAATGTAGAATTTATATTTATACCAACACTACGTAAGTATTGTTCTAGTTCAATTGCTACCTTATTTGCCTTAGTATGATCAAAATCCTTGCCCTCAGATGCCTCAAATATTCCATCAACTACACCTCTAATAGCCTCACCCAAATCAGAATTTAAATATGGATGATAGAGCACACTATCCTTTAATGATTGAACTGTTTTAGCCGCCCTTGCTTCACTGGCAACACGCAATGCAACAAAATCCTGATCTAATGTAATCACTGCAGCCATTTCATTAGACACTATGTCTTTGGCTAGTGATAATTGCAAAAATGATAGTACGTCTTCCTTAAATGGTACTATCTTTGACAAATGTACAATATCATCACTACGCGCATTAAATGCCTTACCAACTGCTACCAATTCCTCATAACCACTAAGCTCAGTCTCAATCGCAGCTTGTTTCCTGGATAGACTGGTAATCCTTCTACCAAGATTATACCTCTGCAGATTGTCCGCCCCTGGCAATGCATCCTGTGCTGCCTTAAGATCAATCTGATTCTTTATGAGGGCCACATTTAAATCATGTGCCTTCTTTTCCACAACTCTAATATTGACCATTAAACTTTTTTTGTCAACCCCACGCGATAATAGCGTCAATAACTTAAACCTGTCCACAGACACTACATCAAACTTATCAGCGTACCGTTCCGTAAATCCTTCAACCATATTCTTTAATGGCTTATCAAAATTAAGTGCTGTATCAAATTGCTGCATAAGATCGTATTCAACTTCTAATGGAACCATCTTACCAACGTCAACCATGCTGCCTAATTTCTCGTCCCACACACCAGCAGATGGTACCATAATTTTTTGTGATTCTATAAATACTACTATGTCTTTTAAAATGTATTTATCATGTACTGCAGATATTCTATCCATTCTTTCCTTAAAAGGCTTACCCGCAGTATCAGTTAATTCTCTCATTCCAACAAAAAGTGGTACCAATTTCCCAGCCTGCCTAATTTCTTTTTCTTCTTTTGCTATTGTCGTTTTAAGTTCTATGATTTCGTCTTTTAAATCCTTAATGCGTTCCTTGAGTGTTATGATATTGTCCTTGGTAAGCGGTTTGTCAACATCAACGCCAAGAAAACGCACATCTAGGGCCCTAAGCCTATCTTTTAATACATCCGACAGACTTTTTTTGGATACTATAGCATCTTCGTATGCCTTTATTTTTAAATTAATATCTGATATTTTTACCTTTTGAACAGTTATTTGCCCCCTAACAACACCAACATCAACAGTAGGCTTATCACCAGCCAATACTTCTTTAATAAATTCATCATTAAATTTTCCATCTAAAAACACAAAATCACTTATGCTCTTTGTTTTTAACTTGGTCAATATCCCAGCAACTACATCCTCTTTCACCTTTTTGCCAACTGCAGCACTAGAAATTATCTCTCCTACACCAACAGCGGCCTCATCAAACTTACGTTGAAACTGGGTCTGTACATATTTCTTCACATACATCTCAAGCAGATTGGCCTCAGCTACAGTTTTTCTTTCATATGGAACGGGAGTGATGGCCTTTATTAGGTTACCATATACCTTTTTCAACACACCTACATCATGCCCAAGCATTTGTGGAGTATAAAATGGGTCTATTGTACTCATTTGCCCAGACAATTCAACCGCCCTACTTCTAAGAGCAACAATTTTACCATCTAATTCAGCCAGACGTGCTGAAGCCCTCTCACCCATAAACAATGTTCGATTACGCTCATACCAAAACGCATCTGTCTTTTCTAGTAACTTACGTCTTTCCGACTGCACAACACCAATTTCAGTCAGCACAGACACCAATTGATCACGAAGGTCCTTGCTGTGTAGGGTGTCTTCTAGCTTCTTTATATTAGCGGCAATCTCGGGTCTAATACGTCTTTCAGCATCATATAGATTGGTCCTATGGTGGGCAATCTGGTCTCTAATATATTGTGAATTTGCTACTTTAACCTCATCATATTGTAGTATATTCTTTGCTAAATTTTCTTCTGCCTCTTTAACTTGGTCCGCATCAGCAACTATAGCTTCTCTAAGGACTACGATTTCACTTTCTACCTTATTAATTGATGCCTTTATACGAACCACATCTTCTCCACTGGCCTTGCTATAATTATTATTAAGAACACCTAACTGTTGCTCTAACTGCGCAATTTGGTCTAAACGTTGTATTTTTGAAACATGTATAAACTGTGCATTGGTGGCTATGACACTTGGTAAATTTTTAATCCTTAATTCGACGCTACTTAATTCACTATTTAATGAAACCAACAATTCTTCATGTTGATATACTTGAGCATTCAATACCCGCATTTCTTCTGCATATGGCATCTTATCTATATCAGTAGTAAGAACAGCCAACCTATCTTTTATGGCAACAATCTCTTGTTCGGTTTTATCAAGGCCATACCTAGTGGCACCCCTTAACATATTCTCCTTATTGATTGCATCAAATCCTTCTATCTCTGCTTGCAAACTAGTTATCTTACTATCAACATCGGCCCCATCATTTTTAAGATGTCCCAGCTCGTCAAGCCTAGCACGTAATACATATTTCATACGTGTAGCCAATCCATCATCAAATATCGGTATTCCATTATGAAGTTGCTTAATTATAAGGTCCGATATCATCTCCGGATTGCCTGACATTGTAATATTGCTATATGAACTAGTCCATCTCTCAATGATTTTGGTGCGTTTCTCAACTAATGCCTCTAAATTTGCTTGTAATTGTCTAAATTCTTTGGCATACTCACTAACACCAGAGCTACTAATCTTTTCTTTATATTTCCCTATTATTTGTTTAAGCAGTTTCTTGGTATCTGCCACCTGATCTTTTAATGTATCTCTATTAGTAAAGATCTTAACATAATCCTCTGTTGTACCATTGATTGTACTCTTGAAGTCTACTGACTTTGGTAATACCCTTGCTAATGCCCCATCAAGATTGGACCTCCACTCAGTGTATACACTTTTAGCAACATGATGTCGTAATTTAAACCAATCAGCAATATTAGAAGCATCTACTTTATATGAAAGCATATTATCTATGTCTTTTGCTAGCTGTGTTTGGTTAGAAGTATAAGTAATAAGCTGCATGTACTGTTGTTCTAAACGCCTCAATTTATCAGCGTCAGTGGGGGTTAATGACTCTTTAAACTGTCTTAAGGCAAATAACTTCTGCGCACCAAGAAACTGTCCTCTATCATCGACCAATCCAAACATCATACTGTTGGTATGATTAATTGCACGAATTTTACTAGCGAGTTCCTCTTCTTGCTTAATACTATTACGGATTAATTCAATCTGAGATGATATTCTCGCCTGTAGACCAAGGTCACCAGTTTGACGTGCATGCTTCAAATCCACATCAATAAGCTGCCTAATTATATAATTATTATAAATAGCATTTAATGATGGATTGAATAATAACGTTCTACTTTCTACATTAACAAACTGCGAACGTGCAGTTTTAAGTGCGTCTAGTTTGGCATATAATTCATTAGCTCTATGGGGTTCTTTAGCTAATAAAGCATACGCATCCTTAATTTGTACATCTATAAATGTGGTGGGCACTGATTGGACTGGCACACTACGATCAAACCACACCGACACACCGAAGGCATTACTAATTTTCCTAGCTACAGTTATCTCTCCATCCTTTTCTGGTTCAATGCCATAAATCAACTGCCCGGCTTCACCAAGGTGCGCATTTTTTACTTTTACATAATTATACCATTTCATATTTTCTTTTTCATTTAATAGTCCCTGATAAAATCCACGCATACCATCTCTATATTCTTTAATGGCCTCTATTTCCTTACTACGCTCTCCGCCTGCTTCTAAAAGCGCCGTCTTAAAATTCTCCTTTATCAGCTCTTCAGCTTGAGTCACACGCTCTAGATCCGTATTAGATAATCCTTTTACCCTGGCAATAGCTCGATCCATATCATCAAAAGACGTCTGTATTTTTGCATCAACCCCAGCGAAATCAGTAACAAATTGTGTTCTAGTTTTACTTGATATTATTTGTGTTGCTGTATGGACTATTGAATTAAACGATATCTCTTTTGGTAGCGTGCCAGCAGCATTGCCAATCCTAAATCTATTATTCTCTCCACCCTCAATAATTACTGAATATTGAGCATCATGAGGTAAATATCCCTTACCAGTGCGTAATGCTGCCTTAGTGTGTGGATCTAAACTACCATCAGCCATTAATACGCCAAGATTCGTGGATCGTATATTGTTATTTTGGTCAACATAAACAATAACCGGAAACTCAGCTTCTACTAATGCCCATTTATCAGTAAATTTGTGAGTAATGATAGATTTAAACCTACTAAATAACTTGTTTTCTCCTTCTCTGATGCTAACATCAACTCCTTTGGCCTTATCTGCTACAACTTCGGTTGTGATCGTTGGAGTAAGATCCTCACGTACCTTTACACCCAACGCCTGCAATTCACCATTGATTATTGCTCTTTGCCCAGGCGTACCAATGTCATCAACAATCAATTTTATCCTATCATAAATATCTTGTTGAGTCTTAGGCTCAATAAACTTTTCAACATTTCTAGCTGCAGATTCCTCTACTTGAGCCTGTGCAATTATAGTTCTAAAGCGTCTAACTTGATTAATATCTGGTGATATTTCATATTGATATCCGGCACCAATAATTATTGGCTTATTGGCTACACTGAATACCTTCCCAGTTAATATCTGCTTTTTGATGTCAGCATTAGAAAGCGTAAAGTATCTATATAATTTTGGATGTACTTCTGGATCTGGTATATATCCTCTAAATAAATCAGCTGGAAATTCAACCACCAAATGATTAATATTTCTATGGTGTGCCTGCCTTTCAGCCTCAACAATTAATGACTCAATCTGTCCTGGGGTGGCACTCATAGGGACATGCAATTTATACACTGCTAACTTACCAACCCTATCTGGGAACAAGAATCCCCTATTACCAGAAAGTCCGAATTTTTTCATCAAATCAAACGGTAGTCCATCGCCACCATCTCTACCAGTAACTAAGCTAGGTGGTACTAACTCTGTGCGAGTAACTTCCTTAGCATTCAAATGTAATACAATGTGACCAACGGTACTTCTGAACGGATCGTCAATTATACTTTCACGCACAAAGTTTTTGAATGGAGTATCAATTCTGGCCGCATACCCCTTTAATCTCTGAACAGCCTTTTCCGCTCTATTTATATCTGTGTCTAACTCATCTATTCTATAATCGATCGAATTTATTACCATTGCTATATGCTTATCAATATCACTATCTGAATGCCACTCCAACTCGATGGACGGTAATATTACATCTTTATATTTGTGTGTATCTGATAGAGACATTTCAGAACTTACAATCTCAAATATCTCATCATTTATCTTTTTCTTGCTTGATATACTAATGGTCATCCTGCGTTTTTCGTGTAATTCTTGAATTTTACGCAAAGCAATCATTAGTCTTGATTTCTCAAGATTTTTATAATCAATCACTGATATTATATCTGATACTTCTGCAATAGCCTCTGGGTTAATCTTTCCAGCCCTAATTGCATTAGCAGTACCAAGTATATCACTTGTGTATAATGATGGATCTGTCGCATCAAACCTATTAAACTTATCCAAATCTATTTTCAAAATTTGTGTACGAAGATCTGACATCTCATCTCTAACTAACAACCGTCTATTCTTTAGTTGCCTCATGTCTAATAAATTTAATTCTGTGGTATTTTCATCGCCAGGATTTGACATAGAGCCTACAGCACCCATATGCTCTTTTGGCATATTAGCAGCGATAGCAGCAAATCTAGACTCTAATTTGGTTAGTTCGTCAATCCTATTATTTAATGTGATACTTAATGTTTCTCGCTCACTAAACAATTGTTTAATTATATTATTACTTGCTACCTTAGCCTTACTCTCCGTAATGGGCGTTTTGCCAACCATACTCACTAATCTGGTCGTTGATTTCTTCACTACCTCATCAACCCTAGCAAATATCATACTAGCTTTTGGCACAAATTCATCATGTTTGATCTTCTCTATATTAGCCAAATCGAGTAATACAAAGCGTCGTTCTTCTGTTGGCATATACCCAAGACTGCTCATTACAAAATCTGCTGCTTCTTCTAATTTTGCATTGTATCTCTTAACTTCTCCTGCTACCTCTAACTCTTCTAATTCTTTGGCAAATGTATTAACCTTTAATTTAAAATATTTATTTACTAATAACTTTAGATCATTGCCATCTCTTAATATGACCGTATCTTCTCTAATCATATCATCAATACTATTGATGTCAGCCTGGAAATCCATAAAATCTTGTGGTGTTTTAAATGGTCCATTTGGATGTAGCGGACTCAGCATTGGTGGCTGTAATATCTTGATTTCTGTCATTATTTTTGCTACACGACCACCAACAATAACATCAAAACCAAAAGGTACGGATGGTTCAACAAACGCTCTATTAACCCCATTGAAATAACTCATCACATTATCTAGTTCTTTAACTAGCGCAGTGTAGGCTTGTGGTGCTTTAACCCTATCAGTCCCCTCTATCTTACGTATCACTTCTTTGACTCTATCTATGTTACGCGCAAATTCAAATGGACTATCAAAGTTATATTTAGCTTCATTAATCTTTGTTAGTTGCTCAAATTTACTATGTAATTCGGCCCTCAGCCCATCAAGCATATACCCATTGGCCAATTCCTCCGTAAATACAACATTCTTAACTCCCCTAATATCTTTAATCTTCTGATAATTACCAATGGCCACATCAATATTATGCTGGTTACCATTTGCCCAATCACGATATTCAGTATACGCTATGATATTATTTTTATGATGCGTAATTGTCTCTGGTAATGTCGCTGTACGAAGTGCTTCAGCACTTTTTTCAATTTCTCTCCTAGTCATATTGTTTATTTTATCAATAACCAATTTTCTTTGTGCAATATAACTTGGAACAAGTTTTTTATTCTTAGTAGGTAAATCTTGGACAATTTTGCGATCTAAAAGAGTAAACTCCTTAGCAGTCCTGCCCTTCAATATCTTAACTAAATCTTTTACACTACGATCATCTGCTAGTCGGTCTGAAGTAACGACCAGATCAAGTACTTGATCTTTATGTTTAATCCAATCAACACCAACGTCAAAAACACTCGCCTCAGTTTCCCAGGTATAATCCCTAATCAAATTAATAAAATCAACCCTAGCCTGCGTACTTGAAACATATTTCTGAGAACCATTGACATTCTTTACTGCCTGCCAGTCAATGTTTTGATCAAAAGCGGCTTGGCTTATTACTGCTCCTTTTAATATACCTTTCGATGTTGGTAATTCACCCTTTTCCGGAACCAATTTAATGCCAACGCCATTCGCCTTAAGCTTGAATTTATTAATCCTTGATTCTATTGTGCTCCTATCTTTTGGCCTTACATTAAGATCAATCCATTCCTCGGCACTAGTATTGGCAATTTCTTGCCCACCAACTATATTGTATGCATCGCCCTCTAGGCCAATTTTTGCAAACTCACCTACTTCTTCTTCTCCAGGAATATCAAGGTCTGCTGTGTCAAACCTAGCAAGATCATCAACAGTATCTGCTATATGTTCGACCTGCTCTTCATCAGCATGCACAAGGTCTACATGTAATTCGGTGGCCTTTGCTGAATCTCGTTCTCTACGCCTAAACATCGCACCACGTATAATATCATCATAAGTTTTTTCATTTGACACACCTGGAATATGCGCTACTCCATCTTCGTTTCCATCAAAAGTAAAGATATCTGGATTATAACCATTAGATACTGGTGATAATTTAACTATTGCCTTTTTTAAATTTTTCGTGCTAGTACTAAATCCTGATTCAATATCTTTGGCTACCGTTCCAGCCTCTAAATTATAATCAATATTAGTTAAAACAACCGACTCTGGTCTAAGAACCTTATCTTGATATGTTGACACTAATATATTCCCAATTTCTTGGGAAGATAGATACATCTTGGTTCGTTGTGCTAATATAGGATCACTAGCGTAATATCCGCCCATACTGCTATAACGTGCATCAATGAATAACATGTCAATCTTATTACCATTTAATATCTTCTCTAAATCAGCACGCTTCTTGATTGGCGGGATAACAGCAACCGTCCTATTGCTTGGCTTGTGCAATAAGATTTCTGCATATGAATGATCATCTATTTTAACACGTTTTAAAATAAACTCACCAATTTCTTGTTCAGTATCTCCATCTAAAAATCCAACATTACTAGCTGCTTTAAATGCATTAGCTAATGGTAAGAATCTACCAGTAGGATATTGTGCATAAATTAGTGCGCTAGCTTTGTCTGTCCACAAATTCAAATCTGGATTGTGTTTAACCATTTCTGACAATAGTCTAGTATATGCACTATCACCATTTGGCAACACAACATCTGTATAATATCTACTAACAAACCCACCAATTTCATCTTCCAGTTTAGTACGAGTGCCAATCAATTCTATATATTTCTCTCTCAACACCTCACGTGACAATCCAACATATGGATTGGCACCACCAATGGTCATGCGCCCCTTTGATTCAACAACACGAAGTAAATTTTCAATATTTGCATTTACTGCACGCAGATTTTTGCGTAATCCATTAATATGTATAGTTTCTTCAACACTAACTACCTGACTAAACCCAGCATCAGCAGTAAACGCATTCATACTTCTATTACCGGCACCAATAGCAAACTGCTGTTTTCCACTACTAACCACAACGAGCGTCCCAAATCTATTACCAACACCACTCACACGTATTGCTTCTCTATTTATACCATCAACAATTGGTTTATTAATAATGGTATGTGCAGCAACCACATCAACTGGATCAAGTGTATTGGTTCTAATAATACCTAAGGCACTACTTTCTAATTCGTCTAGTGCTCTTTCTACATCACTATCTTTATAGTCTGGACGCTGACGAACTATATCAGCATATTCCTCCAACAGATTACTCATCTGTTCGTCTAATTCATAGACCCTCTTTGTTTCCTCTTCATCTCTACCAACATACTTTGATGCTTCAGATTGTTCCTGTACTATTCTAATATACTCATTTAAAAATCGATCTTGTGCGTCTGACACTATTTATCCTCCACCAGAAATGCCTCTACTAATTTGTGCGCTACCGATAAGCGCGACTCTGCAATTGGGCCACGTTTCTTAGACCGACCAGGACGATTCAATATATCAGCCAACACTGCTTGTATATTACTAGCCTCATTGTTAGGCCCAGCTGCATTAGGAGACGGTGGCATTCCAGGAGGACCACCCATCCCTGCATCAACCTGATTAGGCCCACCAGGAGGCGGATTAACTCCACCACCAAGAGCTGGATTACCAGCCAATTGAGACTGTTGATCCGCCATCGTCTTCATTGCTTCAGCAGTTTCCTGTGCTACTAGCTCTTTCTCCTTGGCATAATCAAACCCAGCAAGCTTCGCAAGTGTTTGCTTAGATACAATCTTCATTGCATCAAACGCCTGAAATGCCATCGCCATATCACCAAGATTCTCTGTATCAATTCTTGGAAACTGAATCTCTACCAAATCAACTGCATCAACTTCCTCACTCATTGTAATTACAACGTAATCACCCATCATACCTTCTGCCTTAGCTGGGTCACCGCCAGGCATTGGTGGTACTTGAGGTGCTGGCATCCCAGGAAGCTGCTGCCCATTCATTGGCGCACCAGTAATACCAGTAGGTGGGACCATTGCTGCTTCAAATATATCTCTTAGATAATCTTTAACAACTTTTGTGGTTTTCTTATTAATTATTGCCATAGTCTCTATGTCATATAACTCGCCTTCTTGCGTCAACGCCAACGAAGAAATGTTTAACTTTTTCGCAACTTTAAAACTTTCTGGCAACTCCCCATACTCAGTAGCTGCCCAAACCACAACCCACATAATCCCATATTTAAATGCAAACTCCCATAGTTCTTGCTGAAATTCCATTGAACGCAAAAATGGAAACTTGGTTCTACCAGAATTTTGGTAATTAGACTTTCCACCACCACCTTCAAGAATATCTGGTGGTAACATCGATCCAATAGCTGACATGTTCTTAATCTCTGTTAAATCCGACTGCACATCAGTACCTTGAATATTAGGTGTCAAAAATGAATAAACAACATCATCACCATGAACAACACAAGTATTAGGCCGTGGTGGTGATTTATGCTTTAGAGCCTCAGCCTTAATCTGCTCCTTCGTTCCACCTTTAATCATAACGTCAAGGAAGAAAGATGAGCGAGCTTTATTGATGCCAGTCCTAGTTCTAAGAATATCTTTATACTCACGTAACCATGGTAGGTGGTTAGTTAGCGTAGAGAGCCCCCTGCGCCTATTGGTAAGCAAACTATTCTTAAAATGGAATACAAAAATATCAATATTTGACTCGGCTTTACCAGCTATCTCAGCATTTTCTGGTAATTTAACTTCTGTTTCTAATTGTGGATGTTGGATACAATCAATACTCTTATACCAAATATCCTTACTTTCACTAATCCCTCCAGCTCCTCTAGCCCCCGATGACTTGTAAAACTGCCGCCTAAAATAGACAGGTACTGCAGCATCATCTGGATCAAATAAAATCTCTGTAATTTCTTGTGGTTCAATATCCCTCAGTGTAACTTTACCAGTATTCTTATCAATAAACAACGCGAAGAATACTTCACCATCAATATTATACCGATTAATATACATGGGTACATAATACGGAATCTTATTACGTGTGGATGTCCAAAATTCATCCAGCACTTTTTGAATTTCTGGGATCTGCGAAGTACAACGCAGCCCCTTACCAGCAACGAATACCGTCTTATAGAAAATCTCTCGAGCAGCGATTGGGTTGGTCATAACTGCTGACCAAGCCATCCTACTCAATTCTCTATGTGTGTCTGTGGTAAAATCTCTAATAGAGTCATTAGCATTACCAATGTTACGCCACCCAGTATTCTCTGACTCCAATTCATTCAGCATATTAATCATCGCTGATTCATGTAATTCCTTCGCAGCATCAACGGATTTTTCTAGATGGTCAACAGCTGTTTCCGTTTCCAGCATTGACTCTTCTAGTCTAGATGTACCGAAAAATCTATCTATCAAACTCATGGCTATACCTCGCAATTATGGAGTATGTAATCCTTCATAGCATTTCTTATGATATTTCTGCATCTCCCACTGATGATCTGGAACCTTTGGATCTCTTTGAATCACTTGATTGCAATGTTGGCACATCTTAACATCAGCTGCACGAGCCGTATAAACAGACTCGTTCTTCTTACCCCTATTGCGCCTCATTATGCGAGCACGCTTACACTTTTTATTGCAATAAAGCTGATTCTCAAACACAGGAATAAAAGGCTTGCTGCAATTTTCGTTTTGACAGATCAACTCGCCATCCATACTACCTCCCTAAAAGATTGAATTCGACCATCTATCATGGTAAGTTTTGTTAATATCAACATCTCCATCATCTGAATAATACGACATAGCACTACCAAACGACATACTATTAATCATCGCACATAACAATGAATCTGGACCATGATCATTCTTTTTAATAATATTTCCATTAGAGTCCCTACGCCAATTCTTCAGATCTTTGCCAAGTGTGGACCTATACTTTTCTGGAATTTTCACTTGTCTACGTTCAAACTTCATACGCATCGCACCAACACCAGCTTCTTTCTGTGTGGTGAAATTGATTGGATTAACTGCTAATCCAAGCTCTCTTTGTATGTGCATATTTTGAAATACATGCGAACTATCTGGTAACACCTGCATAATTTTATATCTCTTAGCAAGCTCAGCTATCAATTGATAACAATCAGTGTCCGATGGTGCTGTTAATGAATGGTACGACACAATATTAACATCCTCATTTGTCATATACTGTGCAACCGTCATTGCAGTGGTACCAGCGGCACCCCAGTCAATACCCAACACAGTAGCACCAAACCCAAACTG